AATATTCTCTTTTTCAAATTGTTCTAAGTAATATTCCCTGATATGATTATCTACATCAGTTATGCCAGCTTTATATCTTTTGATAGTTTCAAAAATTCCCAAGCCACAACTACCATGTTTATTTTTTCCACGATTTTCCTCTATAATCTGATTTGCCATCATATCAAAAGGTGTAGTCAACATACAATCTTGATTGATATAAACATTTGGGACATATCCTAATTTCATCAATTCATCATATTCCTGCTTAAAAATAATTGGATTAACAATAAAATCCTCAGATAAATATGTACTTGCATTATTGAATGTTCCAGATCCAAAATGATGAAAGACATGTCTGATTCTGTCAGGAGTCGTTACGGTATGTCCTCTCTGAGCACCACCATTCGAACAAACAACAATACTATTAGGTTTCTGTGAGAAATAATCTGTCATTAAACCCTTTCCTTCGTCTCCCCAATTCGATCCACATACAATCTTAATGTCTTTCATCTTTTAAATCTCCTATCCTACCAAGTAATTCCTTCCGAGTTAGAAGGTGTAGCAACTGTATCTGTTACATTATTCTCTGCTTCATTAACAATAATATCTACAATCTCATTTGTAATACTGTCCATATTTACTCTTCTAAAATGAGTATCATCAAGATACTTCTTATAAGACTTTTCAATCTCATCTTCATCCCATCTATGACGATGAACAACATCTAAATGATAGATGTTAAACTTCTGAGAAGCTTCCTCGTATAAATCCTTTGTCTCAACATCAGACTGAAGATTATCGCCTGTAACTTCTGATAATCCATGACCTCTATCCTTATATGGAAGATATGGATTAAGCTGTTCATCTCCCATAGTGATGATAATTCCTTTTCTTCCACGATTTAAACAATCAAGCTTTGTATGACGAGAACCAAAATACCATGCTGCGGTATAAGACTCGTAATTATTCCCACCACCACCAAATTCAAAATAAATTTTATCAAGCTGTTCAGCAATACGAATATCTGACTCAAACTGTGAAGCCTGAATTGGACAACTATCACAAGCTAAATCACCAATTCCCATAACAAGGAACTCAACATCTGTAACCTTTTCATACAGCTTTGTCATAATTACATTAAGCTTCTTTGCCACTTCAACGGCAGCCTGTCCCATTGAACCAGTTACATCAAGTGCAAGAATGACAGGAATTGTATTTGGATGTTCCTCTGTATCACAACATTCTCTCATCGCATTCTTAGGATTAAGTGCAGAATCAATTGTTCTTGCCTTGAACATATCTTGATTAGAATAAGATCCTCCGATAGAACCATCTAATGATACGCTCATTCCCTTTGTTGTTGAATAACTTACATAACTATCTCTTGTCCATGAACCGCATCCCATATCATGCTTCCTCCTCTTCATCTACTTCTGTATCATCGTCATCATTGCTACTCATATCAAAATCGAACATTCCGTCAAACATATCACTCATATTTCCACCCATCATCATAAGTGGTAACATAGAACTCATTCCACCGTTTCCATTCATTACGCCAGTAGAATCGTTGTCACCTTTCATCATCTGAGAAAGCATCATATACTTGAAGATATTGTTTGTGCCTTTCTTACCCTTGATAATGTCACTACCAAACATTGAAACAATCTTGCCGTAAAAATATGTATTACCCATAAATACATGTCTTTCAGGAAGTACAGTTTCGATTGTTGAGTCCTCATAATTAATGACCGTAATCTTTGTCTTATCGGCTTCAATAACACATCTTGGCTTACCATTTACAAGAATAATGTCACCCTTCTCTACCTTATTAGTTGGAATAATAAAGAAGAATTCCTCTCCAATATCAAATACAAAGTTACTACAGTTTGTGAGCTTGCCAGTCTTGATGTTATATGTCTTATAACCACCATTTGTCTTAACTGCAATTCCACCATTCATAGAAAGTCTACACATTCCACTTCCTACCTTGCCAAACATACCATTTAAAAAATTGTTCATCATATTTATTTCCTCCTATGATATAAAAATTATTGTTTACAATTACTTATTCTCTCAATCCATTTAACACACTCATTAAAACGTGTCTTGTAAGATTTTTAACATCACCACTATAAAGTCCACATTCAATGTCACAAGCCTTTAGAACTTCATCAAGTGTTTTATTCTTCTCTTGATTCAACAAGCTCTTACAATGCTCATACTGAATATTATTTGTCTCATGAGCATTTCTGAGATTACTTTCTAAGCAGCGAATAATATCAATCAGCTCATCTTTTGTCATAGATTTTAATGTACTATCTGAATATGTTTTTCTTCCATCACCTATTGACATGTTCCACCTGTCTTTACTATCTCAATTGCCTTTTTGAGAGGAATAAGATAATTATTACTGTTGCCACTTCCATACAGTTTTACAGAAGAGTCCGTTTTCAACTGCCCTACAACACCATCAACATCATAAGCTGTTGGTTTGTCTTTTATATCTCTATAATCTAACACATAATTGCTACACTCTTGGCAGTGTGATATATCTCCTGAACAATCACCTTCATAGTTGCAATGAAAACTCAACTTGTCTACATCAATTAATCTCATTTTACTTCTCCTATTCGTAATCTTCTGGATGTTCTTTATAGTCATCTACTACACTTTTCATATAACTAAAATAATCTTTTACAGTATCACTACTATCAGAAAATCCACTTGTCACTTCGTATCCATTATCGAACACTGCAAAGGTTAAGAAACCTGAGCTATCCAATCCTACTTCTAGGTCACAGCCTTTATATTTACCTTTCATGATATTATTCTCCTAATCATCTTTGCCTATAATGAACCAATATAAGAAACTTAAAAGTGTAAAAGTGATTCCAAGTATCTTATTTTCTGCTTGATATGAATACATCGTTACACCACTACAGAACCATACCAAAAGAAATGCGATTGCTTGCCTATAATACTCTTTCATTCCACACCTCCAATCTTCTCGGCTACTTTTGCTTCACATATTCCACAGATACAGCCATTTTTCTCATCATATTTTTTAAGTTCACTAATAAGATTGCTACAACACCAACTTGATTCATTAAGATAAAATTCAATCATGTCATCATCCCAATTCGAAGGAAAATCCATTGGAAGATTTATTGTCCACTGTATAGTTTTGGTCTGTCTATCTGCCATATATATAATTATTCTCCTACTCTTTCGTAATTCCAACACCATGCACATGAAAACTTGTAACCTTATCATTAACCATCTCAACACTTTCCTCTGTGCCACCATGCCAAACAAGACCAACGCCTGCAATATACATACCATCTTCGTCTTCAATTAACTCAACTTCCTGTGCTACTCCAATAGGAAGAAACTGACCATCACTACATGGCATTTCAATCGGAACATCCTTTACATTTTTATAAGCATTTCTAATTGCTTCTTTGGAATATATCACACCGTTCAAATCAGGCTTATCAACTGGAATTGGAATTTTAAATGTCACTTTTATATTCTCTGTTCTCATGTTGTTGTTCTCCTAATTTATAACCTCAAAATCACTTATTTGCAGAACGTAAAGTTACACCATTTTTTATTAATGCAGAAACAATATCATCAATACGTTCCCCTATATTTTTTATTTTATTTCTTTTTACAACTGATTTTAAAATTTCCAATTCCATAGTGCAATTTTGATTTTCTTTCATCTGAATCTTCTCCTTTTCTTAATAGTCTTATGCACCTGTATTTGCTATCAAAACACACTGTTCTTCATTCATATCAATTTCTGTAATAATAATCTCTTGACACTTCTTGAAATCATCTGAACTTACTCTTGCTTTTCTTTCAGCATGTCGTTCATCTTCTGCAATAATTACTATTGCACAATCTTGACACCAACCACTTGTAGGTCGCTCTACTAAATATGCTTTCATGTCGTTATTCTGCTATCTACATTTGAAAACCTTTCTTTCGTATTTTCTAAAAACAAATCCTTATCAATGCTCCATCCACCACAATGACTCAATATTTCTTTCCTAGCATCTCTAAATTCGTCCAAATGGTTTCTGAAATAATTAACCGCATCGTTTTCGCATTGGAATTCGTCATTATATTCCCAAAAGAAATGTCTTTTATTTGTTGCAAAAAATGAATCTGTATCTAAACAATATGCTATAATCCACGTTGCGTATTTATCTGAAAAATTTTCATTACCTTTTAATTTTTGATACATATTCGCACCTCCAATCTGTTCAAAAGAAAGAAAAATTTCTTGCTATGATTCAAACTGATAATTTTTGTTACTTACAAATTTGTCAATTTTTCCATCTTTGAAAAATACAAATTCTGCATAAAAATCATCTGTATTTTCTGACATTGCACATGAAACATACTCATCAGATTCTTCATCATATTTTTCAAACCATCTCTCAACGCCATCATCAACTGTTGTATTTTTAAAAACAAAATATGTAAATTCATTTTCGTCAATTGACAAAATATCATTTGCTATTTCGGTAAATCTTTCAATAATATGTTCTCTTTTTAAAACTGGGATATTATCTTCTTCTGATACATCATAAGTATCATTTTGTTTTAAGAATTGCATAATAGAATTTGAAATAATCTGTTTATCAGATGTATGAAAAATCTGTTGATTTGACATCTCCCAACAAACCCTATCAGGTGTGTTATCGCACTCATTAATAGATTTGTTAGTTCTTGCCCATACATCGTTTCCGTCCATTCCAATAATTCCCTTTTTAAAACCAAATGGTGTTTGAATGTAATCATGAATATATTTATCTGGTAAGACGCTCCAAATTATAGGAGAAAACCACCATGAGTTTTTATATTCAAATATTTCTTCTCCTGTATAGTCTTTTCTTATTCCATAAATACTACTACTGCTCATTTATTCTCCTTTCAATATCAACAATTATTCATCGTCTTGCTCAACACCCTTATATACTACATCTCTGTAATCAATATAAATCAAAGTAGGATCATCGTACTCTTCGTACCTGGTATATCCAATAAATCCTTCTGTATCAATATAAGGTGTTAACCAATGCAGAAACTTATC